TTATTTTTCGTCCTTTTTCTTCGCATCCTCAAAACTAAGAATGTTGAAATCGATCCTTTTTTCTGTTCCGAGCTCATCAAATGTTTTGGAATCGGTCGGAGCTGGAATAATCATTTTAATATTTTTAATATCCTTTGAATTATCCTTTAAAACCCACCATGTCTGATCTTCTTTCTTTACTTTTCCTAAAAAGTCTCCGCCTACTTCGCCCATTAAGCCCATATCAGTTTCGACTTGTTCGCCTGTGTTTGTTACAATCACAGATTGATTCGGATGGAATGTAATATCCTTTGAAGAAGTGTTTTCGGCCTTCAATTCCATTACAACTGATCGTACCTTGTCTTGATCATTAAAATAAAGGGACTTGGCGTCTTCCGTTGGCGTAATCTCCAAGACTCTGACGCTTTCGATATACAGTTTCATATCACCCATTTTAACAGGCTTCAGTGGTGTGTCTTTTCCGTCAATACCTACTTCATCGCTGTACCCGATGCCAATAGTCTTTACATGTCCTAATCCTTCAATATCGCCTTCGCCTGTTTTTTGGAATTTGTCTTTAATTGCAGCGTCTTTTTTTGCTTGCTCTTTTTTCTTATCGACTTTTTCCACTACAACGGCTTTGACTTTAGGCATGGAGGTGCCTGATTCACGCCCCTCGTATGTACCATAGATTTTAACAGTATCTTGCAGTTTGAATTTGTCAGAGCTTTTATTGCTGACAGTGTAAGCCTCTGAACCATCACTGTTTTTGCTCACAGTGAACGCTACATTTTTCGAAACTGTCTTCCCGTCATCATCCACGTTATCTGCATATGTTACGTCACCTTCAATAACAATTTTGGTGCCCTTTTTTATTCCAGCGCTATTAACTTGAGCGTAATCATATGGCTTTGCATCTTTTTTTAACTGGTCTTCTAAGGAAAGTGACTTTGTTTTGTTCGAAGAGTCATCCCCTTTAGAAGATGTTGAGTCAGAATTGCATGCAGCTAAAGAAAAACTTAATGTTAACGCCCCAATACCTAACAACCATTTTTTCAAAGCAATTTTCCCCTTTTTTGTAGAAATGAATACACTTTATTTATATCGGCAGAAGCCGGAATTTTTTATTGTCTTCTCTGTATAAAAGCGGCAATTTTCTCTCTATATAAGCGCTTTTTAATGCGATTTAACACCGTATTTTCCTCTGATTTTTTTGGTACTACTCTGGTATACCATTGGGACACGGGAGGAACACGATTGGGATACGGGATATTTCGCGAAGCCTTGATAAACGTAGGTTTATCCACTTGTAATATTTAACATTGGGATACGGATTGACTTACATTAGTTTCCATTCGTTTTTGTTGGGTTTCTTCTATTAGATAACTAAATAACTAAAGATAACTAAAATAACAAAGACGTCGTTTTTTGATAAACAAAAGATCGGTTTATCAAGGTGATGAAATTATGTAATTATTTGTGTCACTACAGACTAAAAAAATCAACTTTCATCAGTTGGCTTGTCCGGCTTATATTTGTTGTTGCGAATATCCCCCGGTTTGCGGCCTGCCTCTAATTGCTGCGCAATTATCTTCTGTGCTGCCTTTAGGATGGAATCAGTGATCTTACCATCAGCAGCGGCAATTAATGTGTCAGGGTCTTCAAGAATCCTTCTTGCTTCTTCGTTGAAGATTTTGTCTTGAGTCTCTTTGTTTTCGCCTCTAAGCAAGAAATCGATTGATACATCGAAATAATCAGCAATCTTTATAAGAAGATCATAATTAGGCTCTCGGGTACCTAATTCATATTGCGATAAAGCAGATCGTGTAATATTTAGCTCTTTAGCTAAACCTTCTTGTGTTAACCTAGCTTGTTTTCTCAAAGAAGTTATTCTTTTACCAAGCATAAAATCACCTACTTTCACTATGAACAACCACTATCATTATACGCCACACAATGTAGCAAAAAAAATAATTGCAACAAAATGAGCCAAAAGTTATTGACAGCCACAAATTGTTGCATTAGAATGAAATCAACAAGTTGTTACGATATGTGGCAAATGGAGGTGTGCATCAATTGAGTAAAATAAATAGTCGCCAGCTACTAACAGCCTTAAGAAAAAGAGAAGGCTCTCAGTCTTTAGTTTCTAAAAAGCTGGGCATTTCTCGACAATACTTATCGGCAATGGAGACTGGTGACAGAAACCCAGGTGTTAAGCTAATGGTTAAAATGTCAAATCACTTCAACGAAAAGGCTGAAAAGTTGTTCCCGGATCTTTTTTTTGAAGATAATTGCCACGAAATGAAGCAGAAATCTCACACAGCATAGGAGTGAAAACATGAATCAAAAGAAGATAGATCAATTAAACGATGTGTTGAATGGTATGTCTCAGTCTGAATGGAATCGGATCAAACAACATGTAGATATGTTGTTCAGTTCCAAAGTCGCCAAAGTGCAGTTTGACGACTCAGAACTATTAGAAATTAACTTAAAACGTGAATTTAGGAATGCTTGATCTGAATGAACATTGGGTGAATCCGATAATCAGCATTTTTGTAATTGATATGAACAAAATCCTGCTGATACATCGTATGTTCTTGTTCTTTACTAATAGGGCTAAAAATTCTCGCATCTTCTTCCCACCATATGTTGGGAGAAGTCATACGTTCACCCATTTTGCAGTCCGGGTCACTTGACAAGTTAACCCACTCACCGCAAAGACAAGCATATACATGAGTAGCCATAAATTACACCACCTTTCACGTAGAAGATTTTACCACAAGTGAAAGGTTGATAGATTACAAAGCAGAAAAATCCATGGGTAGTCCATCTGTCCAACATGAATACACTGTCGTGAGGTGAGCGCAATGGCTAAACAAACAAAGACTAAAACAACGAACATCAAAATCGGCAAAGAGTATTACGGAACAATGGACAGAGAAGAATGCTTCCGTAAAGCTCTGGAACCGTATTTCACTTCAAAAAAAGACCTGAAGTTAAACGCTTAAAATTTTCTGCTTCACCTTTTTTTGGTGGACAAGCAAAGGAGGCCACAACAACATGAATCAACTGCAAAACTTTTCCCATAAGCAGTTTGGAGAGCTCCCAATCATTCAAATTAACAACAAAGACTATTTCGGCGCAACTGAAGCTGCTGAGGCACTCGGCTACGCAAATCCACATGACGCCATATCAAAACATTGCTTGGATAGTGGGGTCGCGTTTCACGAGGTCACCGATTCAATGGATCGGACACAACAGAAAAAATTTATCAACGAAGGAAATTTGTATCGGCTGATCGTAAAATCAAGGCTTCCCGCCGCAACTCAGTTCGAATCATGGGTGTTTGATGACTTGTTACCAACATTACGCAAAACAGGCCAGTACGGCGGCCCGAGAGTGTTATCCGATGAAGAACAGCGAATCGAATCGCTAAAACTCACTTTAAGTACAGCAGAACAACAAAAAAAAATGCAAAAAGTGTTGTTCCATCATGAAAAACAGATCGGTGAGCTCAGTCAAAAAGTGGACGAGCAAATCACCCTGGATTCCGGAGAACAGCGCCGGTTTCAAAAAGTAGTCGCGCGCCGGGTTTATAGCATCACGGAAGGTAAGGAAGAAGCGGCCAGGCTTTTCAGAGAAATACACCGTGAGATAAAAGACCGGTTCGGCGTTGCAAGCTACAAAGACATAAAGCGCCGGGAGCTGTTATCCGCAATCAAATATATAGAAAATTGGATTCCTCGGAAGGTTTCCTAAAGCCTTTCGAGTTCCTTCATTAATTAAATTTTACCAGTGAACAACTGGATATATCAGGAGGCAAACATATGGAGAACAACCCATACAATTTGCATAATCTACCCCGGATCATGCGTAGTGTTCGCAAAGCGGCAGGGCTTGCACAATACCAGATCGGTAATTTGATAGGTGGGAAGGATCAGCGGTATGTTTCGGACGTTGAAAATGGATTCAGCAAGCTTACTCCGGAATTATGCATCAAGTGGTTTGAAGCGTGCGGCGCATACGAACATATTGATCTCGTACATTACCTCTTCAAACTGCATCCGACAGCGGCGGCGCCAATTGATCCAGCTCTTAACGAGAGTGCAAGCGCGGCGGTAATTAACATGATCCATCAGCTTGAAGAAGCATTGCAAGCAACACGGCAGTTATCGCGCTGGCTGGCGAACGATAGGCCGGGCCGACAGTCGGAAGAACTGCCAATGGCTGATATTAAGCAGATTTTCGATCTGATCCCGGCGAACAAAACGTTGATATATTCACTGGTCCGCAGTCATGGTTTGAACATGAAGGACCTGGCCGACAGGTGGACGCGTAAGGCGCTCATGAGTCAGGTTGCAATGGCAAAACAAGAGGGAAGGCAGGCGGTGCTGGTGTGATTGATGACAAAGTGCTGGTGAAGAGGCGTAACGCGGCCAAATTAGAAATGATAGTGATTGAAGAATATTCGAAAATTCTCAGCAAATCTTTAATAAGCGGTGACTTTAAACAAGCAGATGCAGCATATACAAGGATGCAGCAAGCAAGCGCGAGACTGGAAGATTATAAGGCCGAAAAAAGAGAGTTTCTTCGGATGGTACAACCAGTTAAGTATATGAGTCCTGCAACTGCTCAGGAATTTCAAAGGAGGTTTTTGGTTGATGCAGCATATTGAAAATCCGATGGTTCTGAACAACTGGCATGACAAGGCGACTGAACCGGAAACAAAAAAGGACTTTTTCGGGGACGAAGTAACGTCAGCAGATAATTATGTAATCGACTGCGGCGAGATAATTCTACAAGACAATCTCAAACGCTACTTGAAGGAGCAACTTGGATTTAAATTTCATTCAGCACAATAAAAAAGCCCACTCGGCAAAGTGGACTTCAAAAGGTCTTTTGGTAAAGAAATGTTCTTTTAATTATATCAAATTACCTGTCTAAAAACAATTAGAAATCGGGGGAAATAACAATGATCAAATTAAATCTAGAAAACAACATCGGTAAAAAAGCGAATTTTGAAGCTGACAGTTTAACAGCTCAGGAAGCAGGCTCAATTATCCATCAAATTATCACTTACATGAATGCCGATAAAATGGCTGGCGGCATCCGTCCTGAACAAATATCTACGCCAGCCCGTCAAACAGCAAAGCCTATTACTGCTAACTCTCAAAAGGATGACATAGAAAAGAACACCGATAAGGCAGGCGCGGCAGATGCGAGAGAGGCAACAAAAACAGTGACAAATCGGCTTGCTGAAAAAGCTGAACCTGCCGAAAAAATCAATTCAAGACCAAGACAGGTTCAATTGTTGAACAGTGAACGCCGTTTGGCGACGCCAATTGTTTTCCCTACAAACGAAAAGGGGGAGCGTGAAAAGTGGAAAACAAGATTTTCATGCCCTTCATGTGGATTAAGTGAAACAAAACACGTCCCCCAAGGATTCCGTTTTACACCATGTGATAACTGCGGAACGCGTGTTCAAATCAAACCTGCAAACGACGCGTGGGGGCAGGAAGATTCAGAGGGATTCGTATACAGAGCCAATAACTTCTATGAGGAAAAAAAGGAGGGAAGATACGATGCCTAAACCAGTAACAGCATCTTTCAGTGACCGAGCGGACGATCAGAAGCGTTTGAGACAAGTCGGCGGCTCGATCATGTTCAGTAAAGGCAAACCCGTATTTTCTTTCCCATCAATGGACGCATACCGACAATGGCAGCAGCTTGGTGCGGAAGCATACAAGAGAAGGGTGGGGCTGCTCTGATGCAGGCTGAGATATTTGCAAAAACTGCAGATATGAGCCGTGAAGAATGGCTAATGGAAAGACGGAAGGGCATCGGTGGTTCTGATGCCTCCGTAATCCTGGGGTTAAACAAATGGAGAACCGCATTCGAATTATGGCTGGACAAAACGGGACAAGTTCCGGTCAGTGAGTCAGCCAGCGAGGCGGCTTACTTCGGCTCAATCCTTGAGGACATTGTCGCAAAAGAATTCGAAGTACGGAGCGGAAAAAAGGTTAGGCGTAAAAAGTCCATGCTCAAGCATCCTGAATATGATTTCATTTTGGCGAATGTTGACCGAATGATCGTTGGAGAAAAGGCCATTCTGGAATGTAAGACCACATCGGAATACAACTTGAAAGAATGGGAGAATGACGAGATCCCTGCTGACTATATTGTTCAGGTCCAGCACTATCTTGGCGTGCTTGGTCCCGAGTATAAAAAAGCATACTTTGCTGTTCTGATCGGTGGCAATAAATTCGTCTGGAAAGAAATTGAGCGGGACGATGAATTAATCGAAATGATATTCACTGCTGAAGTCGAGTTTTGGAATGCTGCGGTATTGGGTGGGGCTGCTCCTGCGTTGGACGGCTCAAGCGCAGCAGAAGAATATCTGAAAAAACGGTATGCGGAAACGGAAAGCAACAAGGTTATTGATCTTACCGCGGTAAACCGTGAACGGATAAAGCAGTATTTGCAATTAAAGGAAAGTATCGCTGAATTGCAATTGCAGGCGAAAGAATTAGAAAACCAAATCAAACACGAAATGAAGGAAGCGGAATACGGATTCATTGGAAACTATCAAGCTAGTTGGAAACCGGTTGTATCTAACCGGATCGACACCAATAAACTGAAAGAGCAGTTTCCAGATGTATATGAGAAAGTCACAAAAGAAGTGCAATATAGACGCTTTGGAATTAAGGAGGTTAGCTAAATATGGCTACAAATGAATCGCTTAAAAATAACATTCAAAAACAAAATAACGCGCCAGGACAGCCGCAGGGAACAACAATGAAGGGCCTGCTTTCTTCTCCGGCAGTCATGAACCGATTTGAAGAAGTTCTGGGGAAAAGAGCGTCTCAATTCACAGCATCAATTTTGAGTCTGTACAACAGTGAAAACACTCTTCAAAAGGCAGAACCTATGAGTGTAATTTCATCGGCTATGGTGGCGGCAACGCTTGATCTGCCAGTGGATAAGAACTTGGGTTATGCCTGGATCGTTCCGTATAAAGGCCGCGCACAATTTCAGCTTGGTTACAAAGGATACATTCAGCTTGCTTTGCGGACAGGTCAATATAAATCTATCAATTGCATACCTGTCCATAAAGGAGAATTGCAAAAGTGGAACCCACTAACCGAGGAAATAGAGATTGATTTTGAAAAACGGGAATCAGATGCGGTTATTGGCTACGCTGCTTACTTTGAGCTTTTAAACGGTTTTCGGAAAACAGTGTATTGGACAAAGGCGCAAGTAGAGAAACACAAAAAGAAGTTTAGTAAGTCGGACTTTGGCTGGGGCAAGGACTGGGATGCAATGGCGCTTAAAACCGTTCTTAAATCCATGCTTAGTAAATGGGGGATTCTCTCCATTGAAATGCAAAAGGCAGTCATCGAGGATAACGAGGAACGTGAGCGAATTGACATTACTGACGAAATGGCAGAGCCGGAAATCATTGATGCCGAAGTGTCAGAAGAAAAGCCGAGCGCGCAGGATGTCGATCCCTTTGACGGTAAGCCTGTAGACATTAGCGAAAATGACCTGCCATTTGATTGAGGTTAGCATACCCTTCTGTTACAAGTGGATGACAGAAGGGGCGCCTAACCGGGCGCAACTGTTCCGTGATTATGTTCAGGGTTATATCCGAACAAATGAACCGGGCTTGCGTTTAGTCCGCATCAGCGGCATGACAGCACTGTGTGAAAGGAAGTAGGTGAGCGGCTTGGAAATGCAAGGCATGGGGTATGTTATTCAGCCCCGCCAGCAGTTTGCAAATAGGCGCGAAAAGATTCTTTATATGTGTTTGCTCGAAGAGGCCGTTTTCGCTCCCGTTGGATCATTAAAAACAGGTGAAGCAATGATTAATGTGGCGGAGCTTGCGAGGGACCTATCTATTGATCTTAAAAAAATGCGGTACTCTCTCGGCAAACTTGAGACAGCAGGATTGATCAAAACAAGACGAATGAAGCAGAACAAAGCAACTATTATCACGATTGTTGATTATGAGAAGCTTCAAAACATAAAGAATTACGGGAAGAAAGCAGATTCATTTCCGCCAGTGGATACCGGGGATTCGGAACAAGAACATAAAAAGGGTGAGGACATGCAAGACCAAGGTAAATTCAAAAACATTCCTGATTACGCTGATCACTTAATGCCGCAACAGATCAGCAACGAAGACACATTGAAGGACGCATTAAGTGCAGCAGAATTAAAAAATATGAATCTGGCGAGTGAAAAAGAAATTGAAAAATTCGCTGACATGGTTATTAAAATGGGTGCGCTTCCGGAAGGCATCAAAAAAGGCATACTTGTTCAATATCTTGACTGCATCCGGCTTACACGTTCGCATTGCAAAATTTCCGCGAAGTTGCTTGCGAACCATATAGAAAAAATGAGTAGGTACAGCGTCGATCAGCTTCATTACGCTATGTGGGAACATGCTGAGAAATACGACGACCGCAAAGAAGCGTACACACTCGGTATCCTCCGGGGAACGAGTGACCATAAAGCACGGCAGGGCCTTATGAAATTAATGAACCGGGGAGGACGAGGAAATCATGAACAGTTTAGCAACCGCCCTAAAGCAGTTGGAGAAAGCCAATCCACATCTAGCGCAGAAGTTGAAAGACTCGAAGCGCTTGCCCGTGAAAAGGGCCTCTCAGGAAAGATACGAGACACTCACTGTGATTTCTGAGGAAAACTGCATTTATAAACAATGCGACGGCTCAGGGCTCATATGGGTGAAGGATCACAAAGAAAACACTGAGTTTATGAAAGAGTGCCCTTGTAAAGCCGTTAAGGCGCTAGAAAATAAACTGCTCAGCGCCCGGCTGCCGGAAGAATTTAAGGATGTCACTTTAAACTCTTTTGAAATTGATGTTTACGATCAGGATATTTCTAAAGAGCGGGCAGCCAATGCCAAAAGGGCCTCAAAAAACTATGTGCTTAAATTCGATATGATGCGCGAGCAAGGAAAAGGACTTTATTTCCACAGTCATGAGAAGGGCAGCGGGAAAACGCGGCTTGCTGCAAGTATCCTAAAGGCCATCATAAAAATGCATGATAAGCCGGAAAGCCCTATGAAGATTCTTTATTCGTCTACTGCTGATCTAATCGGTGAAATCAAAAAAACCTTTGATGGAGAATCAAAGGTGAAAAGCTCGGACATTATCGAGGCTGTCAAAACGGCTGATCTTGCCATTCTGGACGATATAGGCGTTGAGAAAGTCAGCGATTGGGTTGAGGAAACGTTCACACGCATTCTTGATTACAGACTGCAAAATAAGAAACCGACCATCTTCACAAGTAACCTGAGCATTGATGAATTAGACCTTAAATATCCTGAAGGGCGTATCAGCAGCCGGATTGAGAAAATGACATTTCCAATTCGTATGCCAGATGAAAAAATCAGGAGCAAAAAAGCCAAGCAGGAAAATGATCTACTGCTCCAATCACTGTACGAATAGGAGATTGTTATGAAAGAGAAAACAAACGTTATGGTATCTAGCGGCATGTATCTGTTCGGGCCCGCCGAGCAAACGGCCGGCCAGGACCTTACCCCGGCGATCCGGGTGCTTGAGGAAAAAATCAAACAAATGGAGCTGATGCACAGTGCTTAAAGCGGTGATCCTGCTGCCGGCCATCATCCTCACAGCGCCGTACAAGGAAAAGCAGATTCAGCACTGGGAACAAATTGACGGTAGGTAACGACGGCACGCGGGAACGGGCCGATAAGGAAATAGTCAGAGATATGGAGGCGGCGAAATGAGAGAAATTAAGTTTCGAGGAATGGGAATAAACGGAGAATGGTATTACGGGAACCTATCAATCATTAAACAAAGAATCAAGAGCATGGGCATTGATCTTGGTTCTTATATCTCTAATAAAGCTGGGGTTCCATTTGCTTACAGTGTGAGGCCGGAAACAGTTGGGCAATTTACTGGATTAAAGGATAAAAACGGCCGGGAGATTTATGAGGGAGACATTGTAAGGAACCACCGTGATAATTCAAATGAGCTATTAGAAGTTTTATGGCAGGAAGAAGTGGCTGAACATGCTTCAGACGGGATCTATTGGACAAAAGAGGTGCCAGGTTTTAGATTCAAGCGAATAAAGCGAGGCTTGACTACTGTATTTGTAGCTCATGTTGATTTAGAAGTCATCGGCAATATTCACCAAAATCCTGAGCTTTTGGAGGCATCGCATGCCAGCAAATAAGTACGGCGCCAGAAAAACGCAGATGGACAGCATCACGTTCGATAGCCGGGCCGAAGCCAAATACTATGAGCAACTGAAGTGGCTCAAGATGAGCAAGCAGATCAAAGATTTCAAGCTACAGCCGCGGTTCCTGCTTCAAGAAGCATTCAAAAAGAACGGCAAAACTTTTCGGAAGATTGAATATATTGCAGACTTTGAGGTTCATAACTTGGATGGCAGTATAGAGATCATTGACATCAAGGGCGTAGAAACAAAGGAATTTGCCATCAAACGCAAGCTGTATGAACGGCTTTACGATACGCCACTCAAGGTGCTGGCGCTGGATAAGGCATTCGGCTTCATTGAGTTGGACGAGCTGAAAAAACTCAAAAGAAAGGCGGGGAAGACCACTGCAAAACGTGGTAATCGCAGACGATCGGCCGTTGTGGGTGCAGGAAGAAGATAAGCTCATGGCCTGCATGACGCTCTGTTCCGATTACAAACGATGCGCCAGCCGCATAGGAGCGGATTGCAAAAAGCTTGGAGGTTCCGAAATTCCCAAAATCAATTCAGGAGGTTATCGCTATGCAAGAAAAAATCAATCCATACAAGCCTGGTCCAGTTAAGGAGTGGAAAATGACGCCGGAGCAGTTGGCGGCATACGTCGAAAAGCATCCAATCATCTACCGTGAGGAATTAAAGCCATCTGCCGGCTTAACGATGCGGCTTCCGTCGTAAAACGTAAAAAAGCACCGAAGCCGAAGCCCCGATGCTCTGATATGAACTGGTACTTCTATCATAGCACAGGGGGCGGCCAGAGTGAACAAGCCAACAGAAATAAAAAATCATGAAACAACTATTCAGCAAAGCATCGAGCCGGGGAAAGTCCGAATCATCGTTTTAGATGGTACTGAAGGGACAGCCCACTTAATGGACGCCCCGGAACACGGTAAAACAATCATTCAAACAATAAAAGGCGGCCTGGCTCGTTGTGATTACGAGATCGGCCATAAATTCAAATAGCAGGGGTTTCCCCTGCGGGGGAGGAACGGGCATGAAAGAATTCAAAATCAACTTATCAAAAGGTGAGGTTTTATATACCGGCTCTTACATTTGCACCCTTTCGAAAACGGCGGCCAGTGCACCAGAGCAAATTTCTTTAGAAGCAGCAGCCGAAAAGCTCGCGGAAGAGTTAATCATGCAGCAGGCTATGAATCGGGAGCACCAGCGCCAGCAGGAAGTCACGGTCAATCAGTTTCGGCAGGCTCAGGAAGATATTAAGTTGCTACAGGTGGAGAATAAGCGTTATAGAAACGCATTAGAATTTTACGCTGCTGAAACGACGTATACAAACGAATTTGAAGACTGTCCGCCAGCTGTCGAACTCGACGGAGGGCAAACGGCCAGAAAAGCATTGGAGGGGGCTGCGGAATGAATAACATCAAAATTCGGTATACATTCCGGCATAAGGAAACAGGCAATGTCGAATTGAAAACGTACTTTATCAGTCAGCTTGAAGAACGCCCGGCCCGCAAACTGTCTCCCGTCTTTTGTGAAGAGTTCGGTTACGAGTTGATCAGCCGCGATTTATATACCGGCACGAAGGACAAAAACGGCAAAGAGATTTATCAGGGCGATGTTATTATGTTCTCCTTTATTGACGAGGGCGAAAAAAACACACGATTTATGCAGATTGTTTTTGAAGGCAGCGGCTTCAAGATGAAAGAGATTTGCCGCAACTACAGGCTAGAAAAAATTCATGGAGTCCTTCGTATCAAGCGTGGAACGCTAACAGATCACCAGGGGAAACTTCAAGAGTTACACAAACACAATGCTCTTTATTTTACAGAAATCATCGGCAACGTACATCAAAATCCGGAATTGTTAGGCGGTGCAGCAAAATGATTCCATTACAAGTAGAACTGCAAAGGAACGTGAAGGCCACGAAGGACGAAGCAATGACCGTCGAGCAGGCGGCCGAGCTTTTAAAGGTTCACCCGGACTACATCCCGACGCTTGTCGCTCGATCTGACGATCTGAAAATGATAGGCGATACCATTATCGCTAAACGGGATAAAACAAACATCTGGCTGGTCGGGGCATGCGTGGGGCTTTTCTTCTTCGCTGTTTCTGTCCTGCCGAATTTGATCGGGGGTTAAGGGATGGCAACAGCAGAGCAATTGAAACGAATGAACGACATAAACGATTTGATCAAGCTTATCGCAAGTATTGATAGATGTACTTTCTACTGTAAGTCAAAGAATCGGATAGCGTATTTCAGGTTTAAGAAAAAACTGTTCTTCGTTGATGATTACACGGGCGCTGACGTTTACCCATATGAATTGGGATACGGGTGTGCAAACGGTTTTTCGCATGGGGGCAACATGTGGCAACTGGTCAACAGCTTTCGAAAGTTCATCATAACAGGGAAATGCGGCGAGCTGAGGGATTATAAAGAGATATGGGCCTATAGCTATGAAGGATGTATGAAAATCCGTCAGAAAGCGAAGGAGATCGGTTTCATTGAAAGCGTTGATTACGCCTACAGTTTTAATGAATGGGCTGATAGTAAATGATCGAATACAGCTGCCCTGAATGTGGTCACAACGAATTAGATATAAAAATCCGCCCAGATGCACGCTGCCCGAAATGTGGCTGCAGCATGGGCGTTGAGGAGGAAATAGCGTGAAAATAGAGAGCATCGTATCATCAGAAAAAAAGCCATGTGCAGTATGCAATAGAAAAACTTACTCGTATAAAATCTATGAACAATCCAACATAACCATAGAAATACCAGCGTGTGATACAGAAAGCAGAAATTGTTTGCAGAAAATAGACGTGAAAGATATGGCTGCATTCGCTATAAAAGTGATCAAAAAAGATATTCGGGAGGATGCGCAATGAATCTACAAAAAATGTTCGAAATGCAAAAGGTGCTTGATGATCGGATCATCAAAGAAAAGGGGCTTGAGGGGCAGGACTTGCTGCCAAACACTTATGTTGCTCTGGATACTGAATTAGCTGAATTTGCAAATGAAGGACGCTGGTTCAAGCATTGGAGTAATAACCAGCTGCCGAAAGAACCGGAGTATAACTGGAAACCATCTGAGGACGGAGGCGCCCTTGAATGGAAATCTGAATATGGCTATAAATCGTATTCTTTGCTTGAAGAATTTGTGGACTGCCTGCACTTTTTTCTTTCAATAGCCATTAAAAAAGGCTGGGAAGATGCTATGAGTCTACCTGAAGAAGGGTTTGTCGAAATGAAGAAAAAGGGATTTGAAGGCGGTTTAACAGGTGTGTTCCTAGAAATGAAATGGATGCTATTAAATTCTTACATGTCCAAAGATCAGGACACTAAAAAGACCAGTTTCAGTTTGGCTTGGGCCTTGTTCTTGAGCATTGGAACTATCGGTTTCGGATTTACTTTGGAACAGATCGAAGCGGCTTACATGGACAAAAACGCCGTCAATCATCAGCGGCAGCAGGAGGGGTATTGATGAACCACGCTGACAACCCGATCATTTCAGCCGTCATCAGCAAACTAAACGCGCAACAGGAAAAGGGGCTTGCCAAGTACGGCCAGCCCGTCCAAGTTAGTGCCTATGACTTGCGCGGTTGGTTGCAGCATGCGCAGGAAGAAACGCTTGATCTAGCGACATATATCGAGGCTGCAATTCAAAAATTAGAAAAACAAGTAGAACAAGCTAAAAGAAAAGAAATGAACTCTCATGAATTAATAATGAAGCTGCGAGAACGACACCAAATGGATATTTACTCATCAAACGAGCAATGGTGTGTACAACTTTTCAAACTCGATATTTGTCCCAATGACATCGGAATTTCTTGTGAATTTGAAACAAGTAACGAAAGTTTACACGACGCACTCACAGAAGCGTTGGAATGGTCTTCTGACAGATATCCTGAGTTATTGGAGGCCGCGGAATGAATCTACAAAAAATGTTTGAAATGCAAAAGGCGCTTGACGATCGGATCATCAAAGAAAAGGGGCTTGAGGGACAGGACTTGCTCCCAAACCTCATTCTCGCTTTACAGGTAGAACTGGCCGAGTGTGCGAATGAATGGCGCGGCTTTAAGCATTGGAGTAATAACCAAAAGCCAAGAACAAAAGTATCAACAAATGTTGGCGCGACTCCTGAAAATGCATCCTTTTTCCGGTGTGAAAATGATAATTGCGGAGAGCACTTAAGCAAAAAAGATTTTGAAAACTTATTCGATCCTGCTTATGAGGAGTGTCCAATTTGCAAAGCGGGTGATGTAACGGCTTTTCGTGATAAAAACCCTCTACTAGAGGAATACGTGGACTGCCTGCATTTTATCTTGAGCATTGGGAACCGGCTCGGCTGGAATGACACTGACACCATAGATGATGTAGTCGTGCAGCATTTAATTTCTGAAAAAGGGTTTGATACAGCAAAAACATTCTCTTGCTTGCTATCCATTGCTTACGGATTCCATTTCAGCAATGTAGAAAAGCGGACATATATCAGCTTGTTTACAACGTTCTTTGAATTAGGCAACAAGCTCGGCTTTAAATGGGAACAGATCGAAGCTGCTTACATGGACAAAAACGCCGTCAATCATCAGCGGCAGCAGGAGGGGTATTGATGAACACAGCATACAGAGTTTGGGACGGCGAGAATATGCATTATGGGGATGACGTGAATCTGACCCTTTTTATAAGAGACAAGGTATGGACGTTGTATAAAGATTCCGCAGGTTTATGTCCTGATATAGTCGCATCCAGTCAGGATGGGAAATCCGTTCTCATGTGGGGCACAGGGTTGAAGGATAAAAGTCTTTATGACGGAGATATAGTCAAATATGGGACTTTTAATTATCAAAAAGGGGTCATCTGTTACGACACGCATCAAGCTACCTTTAAAATCGTTCCTGTTCTGTTCTACCTTGAAAATGCAGGTAATGGCGGATGGACGGGAAACTCAATAAGAAAAACTGTTCCACTAAAAGTAATCGGCGACGTTTACCAAAATTCTGAGTTATTGGTGGGTGTGAAATGACAATCAATTTGAAAGTGAAACAAGAGAAGCGCAAAGGGTTATCAATTAAGGATATCCAAGATGGATTTTTCATTTTAAAAAATGACGATGTTTGGATTGTGAAAATGGATGTTACAAATGAAAATAAGATACATTTAATCGATTTAGAGACGTTCCATGTTAAAACTGTATCAACAAAGAGCGAGTTGAAAAGTTCATTTGCAGATTGGAACCGAATCAAGATATTAAGTCCGAAACAGGTGAATTTAAATATCGGGTTCCAATGGAAAGAGTAAAGGAGGGCGCGGAGTGATGAAATATGACAAATTAGGAGCTTATGTCTTACTGGCTATGCATGGGTACAAGAAAGATGAAATCAAAGACATTATGAAAAAGGTTGAGTCTGATTTGGAGAAAGCGAAGGAGGGCGCGGAACAATGACAGAAAACGAAGAGTTACAAGCAAGATGCATCGAACTAGAAACGCGTAACGAAGATTTAGCGCGGACGATTATGGAACAAAACAAAATGATCCGGGGGCAAAACTGGCGAATTCTGTCTTTCGCCCTCTCTTGGATCGTATATGGCGCTGTGATTGCCGTGAATTATTTATGGGGATGACGGAATGAAGTTTGCATTTAGAGTGTTGATAATTCTCATAATGTCGGCCGTTGCCGATTCCATAGGAATAATTCTGGCGTATTATTTCGACAATCAGAGTTTGAGATTAAATTGTGTGTCAGTTACCGCGGCGATCAGTGGGTACTTGGTTCGTGGATGGTGGCCGCCGGAAAAGAAGGAGGGCGCGGAGTGAAGACTACATTATTCCCTGAGCCGTACAGCTCCATGATGGCTATAACAGCCAAAAAGCCGAATGATGAACCTTTGAAGGCTGCTGTTCTTTTTAAATCAATGGACCAAGTATTTGCGGAAATAGAACCTGAAGCGCAACCGGAAATATTTGCCGACCCAATAACTCAGAGGGAATACAAACGAAAAATGAGCAAAGACATTAAAATCTGGCGCGGCTCGGAAATAATATGGGCTTTTGACAGAGAGGATATAGCGGCCATCAAAGAAATTCCCGGTGGCTCTCGATTGGAATTGAAGAACGGCGACTGGTTCAATAGCATGAATTCGGTCAAAAAAATGAAGGAGATTCTTGGAATGACACCAGACAAACAGATAGAAATATTAAAGGAAAATATTATTGTCCTTTCCTTGACGCACGGAACTTTGTTGAGTGAAACGCAGTTCACTCAAGGTGTCCGTCATGCTATTGACGAAATTTTGAAGCATACCGGGATGACAATAGAAACATTGTTAGAGGAACAAAGAGAAAAGGAGAAAAAGCAAAATGATTGAATTTACACGGCCTGTGCCTATGAAGAAAACATGCACGATGCACCCGGACAGTAAAGCGGTAAGATCGGTGTCGTTCACTGATGACAACGACCATACCACAACCATTACCCTGTGCATGACATGTTTAGGTGAATTGGAATTCAAAGCCGCAGATGCTCTGATTGAGATGTTAGAGACGCTTGAGGGCCGGAAGTCTATACGGCCCTCTACTTGGAGAGAGATTATTGAATACAAAAAGAAACTGGGGGAAGAAGCATGAAAAAACTATTAAAATCAATCATTCTATCAGCAGCATTACTTATGGGAGCGGCGGCCGTTGCGCCGTCTGCTTCCGCGGCATGGTCTGGTTGGCAAAATGAATCCGGGTACAGTGCCCGGGTATTTACGGATGCCGCGACTTACACGGCCGGCGCCTCAACGGTGGACTGGAAAGCCGAGAAAAAAGGATCAAGAACACTTTATTATACGGCTGGCGTATACAAGAAGCGCAGCGGCGGCGGGCTGACTGATACGAATTTGGTACAGCGGGGCAGCTTCAAAACGGCAACGCCTCTGAAATCATTCAACGTGAAAACGATCCGAAATAAGACCGGGAAAGGAATCTATGTCATCCAGCTGGACTGCTACTCTGATTCCGGCAAGCGGAACTACATCGGAACATTTGAATCAGCAAAATTCATTGTGAAGTAAGATAAATTCAAAGAAGAATCGGAGGAAAGTACAATGTTACAATTAACAAAAGAGCAGGCTGCGGCTTTTGAGAGCCTACGGAAAAGTGTTAGCTTAGGGAATTGGCAGGGAGAATGGGCCCCGTTAAACAGTCTTGATCCTGTCGCTCTTGCGACTGCCCTCGCTACCAACGAATATCAGATATTAAAGACGCCTGCCGATGAATTCGAAGAGGCTTTTGACGCAATTCGAGAAGAGGCTGAAACCAAAAGCCCCGAGGCCACAAGGTACTTGGATGAAGTGAACGGCTTTTGGGAGCAATATAAAGAGAAAGCCGGCCTTTAATGGTTTGGTAACCCTATTGAACCCGGATTATGGTAAAATATAAGCATATGAAGAGTTAAAAATGAGCCTGCTGGCATTACGCAGCCAAGGAGCTTAAAAATAAATACGTCCAAGACGGAAAGCCTGCGGACACTGATCATTGCACAGAATTTTTTCTGCGCTCTGGTTGGTGTCCGTTTTTTGTTATCAGGAGGGATGACATGAAGCGGAAGAAAAAGGAGCCAGATAAAAATGTTTCTGAGCGATCAGATCGCTTTTGGCAACGGATGATGGGACAAAATATGCAAACTCTGAAAAGAGGCAAGGGCGGCGCTTTAAGGCGCAAATAAAGGGAGTGTTTGGTGTGAAGTATGGATTCGCCTATCAAAATGGGAAAATCGTGAATCTTTTGTGCGGAAAAGAAGATTTATTCGAGAATATGAAAAGTTTCTTGATGGAAAAGTGCAGCCTAACAATTCAGGAAGTATCTAAAACCGAATATCTGGCAGAACAAAAAAAGAACGGTTGGAATGAGAAATACTCTATTTACGGACAAAAGGAGAGTTTATAATGTCTGATCAAATGATGGCTTGGGAAATCGAAGAATGGATTCGTGATTATAATTTTATGCTGCGGGAGATCAGTCGATTGAGCCGCATTCTTAACAAGGTGGAGTTTGCCGGGCAGAAGCTTGTGGCTACTTACGGTGACGAAGCCGGAATGCCGAGAGGATCAGCCGGAATAAGCCAGGCGGAATTACGTCAGATGGATCGTCGGGAAAAGCGGCTCCGTAAATACGAAACTATCGTTGATTTTCTTGAGCGCTCTACTGAAGAAATAGAAGACGAAAAAAACCGGATTGTCTTTGATTGCATGTTAGAAGGGATGAAGTTTCGTGAAATCGCGCTGCATCTTGGCGTTTCCCGCGAAACAGTCAGACGCATTAAAAATGATATTGTGTGCCATTTGTGCCAAATGTGCGAAACGTGTCAGCTTTTGCAATTGTTGAATCAGATAAAATCCGCAGTGTAAACTGGAAGGCAGGACGGGGAGGCGAAATATTCCTGCGTCCCCACCAATTTCATATAGTGATCATTAAGCTCTATGCCCTTATTGGGTGTGGGGCTATCGTTCGACAAATTTCGCAAATTGTTCCATTGTCATACTCTTTCACCGATAATAAGGTGGGGAGGTGATACTACTATGACAGCATACGCACCTGAAAAATACTTAATTTATTTTGTGAATGGTGAAGTGGAAGAACTACCAAATGACACTGCCAGTGATTTGTTTGTTAAATTAGCTAAGGGTTCTCAATGGGAAAGAATCGGTGGGAAAATCGTTAATTTCTCAAATGTATTAACTATTACGCCAGTAGGCGAAAAGAAACCAGAAAAACCAAATATATCTTTATAAGAAGCATCCTTTGGGGTGCTTTTTTATGTTCTCTGTAAACCGATTCCGGTAAATCTCAGAAAAACTATCGGCGGTTAACGGTCTGAGTGCGGCGTCGGTTTAGAGAGAATATCTTTTTCCAAAACAACTCAATTCAAAAGGAGGCGGCGGTGGATGTAGATGGCTGAAAAGCACATTCAGGCGTATAAGGATTACGCCAAAGGCATGAAATACAAGGACCTTGCTGAAAAATACGGGGTGTCAATGAACACCATTAAATCGTGGAAGCAGCGGCATGGTTGGGAACGGAAAAAGGGTGCACCCCCTGAAAAAAGTGTGCACACAAAAAAGGCAGGCGCCCCACCCGGTAATAAAAATGCATTGGGAAACAACGGCGGCGCCCCGGAGAGAAATCGAAACGCGGTTTCGCATGGCTTTTTCTCAAAGTATCTGCCCGAGGAAACGCTTGAAATTATGGAAGAGATTCAGGAGCGTTCGCCTGCTGATATGATATGGGATCAAATTCAGATCCAATACGCGGCCATTCTGCGGGCGCAACGCATTATGTTTGTGCGGGATAAAGATGATACGGCAAAAGAGCTTAAAAAGGCAAAATACGTTTATCATCAAGATGAGGACGAAGATGGCAATTTAACATATGAAAAAAACATTGTAGAAGAAGAACTTGAAATACAATTCGCTTGGGATCGTCATGCAACATTCCTGAATGCTCAATCTCGGGCAATGGGAGAGCTCAGGAGCTTGATCAAGCAATTCGACCAGCTGGCGCATGAGCAAGATGAGCGGCGCCTTAAATTGGAACAAATGCGCTTGAATATTGAGAAGACCAAGAAGGCTATTAACGGCGGCGACGAAAACACCAAAGAAAATGAGATTGCTACAATGTTGAGAAAAATGGTGAATGCCGATGGAACTGAATAAAAAGCAAAAGGAAGTTTGGGACAGCTTCATAAAAGAGCAGCCCAAAATTCTAATTTGTAGCGGCGCAAAGAGGGCAGGAAAAACATTCGTGCTCCTTTTGGCGTTTCTTGCTCACGTCAGCAAGTATCAAAACATGGGATTGAATTTTGTTATTGGCGGGGCGAACCTGGGAACTATCAGGCGGAACGTTCTGAATGATTTAGAACAGATTCTCGGCAAAGAATTGAAACTCAATAAGTCGAGCGCCGTTGAGATATTCGGTAATCAGGTATATTGCTTTGACGGAGCAAACGCAAATTCATGGAAAAAGGCGCGGGGGTTCACGTCAGCCGGCGCGTTTCTGAATGAGGCGACCGCCCTGCATGATTCATTTGTAAAAGAAGTCATTTCCCGGTGCTCATACAAAGGCGCTGTGGTCATGATGGATACAAACCCCGAAAACCCGATGCACACCGTCAAAACCGATTATATCGACAAAGACGGGCAAAAGTTGAAGAGCGGCCGGCTGAACATCCGATCATTTCATTTCTCGCTGTTCGATAACAATTTTCTTGATCCGGAGTATGTGGAGAGTATCGTGGCATCGACGCCCAGCGGCATGTTTACCGATCGAGATATAAACGGATATTGGGTGGCGTCTGAAGGAGTCATTTACCGGGACTTCAATAAGGACATTCACTATATCAGTTCTGAGGAATTGGAGAACAGGCGCGTCAACTTCAAGAAGTATTTCGCCGGCGTTGACTGGGGATATGAGCACCCGGGTTCTATTGTCGTAATCGGGCAAGATGACCAAGGGTGTTTTTATTTGCTCGAAGAACATGCCAAGCAGCATGAGGAAATTGACTACTGGGTGAAAGTAGCGAAAGGCGTAAAGGAGCGGTACGGCAATATTAATTTCTACTGCGATTCTGCGCGGCCAGAGCATGTGCAGCGCTTCAGGCGGGAGAAGTTGCGAGCCCTGAACGCTGATAAGGCGATCGTATCCGGTATTGAAGAAGTGGCCCGGCTGTTTAAGCGAAATGAATTATTCATCGTGAAAGACAAGGTTGAGCGCTTCAAAAAAGAAATTTTCATGTATGTATGGAATCCCAAGACCGGCGACCCTGTGAAGGAATGGGACGACGTACTGGATGCTCTCCGGTACGCTCTGTATACCCACAACAAGCCGAAACATAGAAAGGGGGAGTGACCAATGAAGGAATATATAAATCTAATTCGTCAGAGTGGAATCAACGGCGATATTATCAAGATGATGATTAATGAACACGTCCCTGTTCGTGAAAAATTGATGAAGCTATATGCAAGATATAAGGCTGATCCGGCAGGCGTTCCCATATTAACACGGTCCATCATTGATTATGGCAGCGCGGGAACCGATAAGGTGCAGCGTATTGATGACAAGGTAAACAATAAGCTGAACAACTCATTTGACTCTGAAATCATTGATACCAAGACAGGCTATATGTTTGGACATCCCATTTCTTATGAAACCGAAGATAAGCAATTAAAAGATCAAGTGAGCACCTTCAATACGAGAAATAACATTGAGGACGCCGATTCCGAACTCGGGAAAATGGCTTCCATCTGTGGTTACGGCGCCCGCCTGCTGTTTGTTAATGAAGACGGAAACGAATGCCTTCGAAACGTTGATCCGTGGGAATGCATTATTCTCGCTTTAGACGATATAACAGAGCCCACATATGCTTTGCGGTATTATTCAGTGTTTGAGTGGGTGAGCGGCAAAAAAGTCGAGTCATATCGGGCTGATTTCTACGATGAAACGTTCATTTATTCGTTTAAGTCGTCTGATAAAGCGAAGTACGATCTTATTGAGACGAAGCCGCATCTTTTCAATGGATGCCCGTTGTTTGGTGTTCCGAACAATAAAGAAATGAAAGGCGACACTGAAAAAGTCATTTCTTTAATTGATGCATACGACAGAACTTTGTCTGACGCATCGAACGAAATCGAACAGTTCCGGCTTGCATACTTGATTGTCAAAGGTGCTTCACTCGATGATGAGGATATGGAAAAGCTAAAAAAGAATGGTGTGTTTGAAGTCTTCGACGATAACGGAGACGTGAAATTTTTAACCAAGGAAATAAACGACGCCATGATCGAAAATCACTTGAACCGGCTGGAAGAAAATATTTTACGTTTTGCGAAGACGGTCAATTTTTCTGACGGCTCTTTCGGGGGCACTATTACAGGCGTTGCCATGCGGTATAAGCTTATGGCGCTGGAACACAAGGCAATTACTATGGAACGCAAAATGACCGCGGCATTCCGGTATCAGTATAAGATACTCTGCTCGGCATGGTCCAAAAGGATACTAGCTGGCAAAGACGCGTATCTGAAACTATGGTTTCAATTCAAGCGAAATCTTCCTGCGAACATTCTCGAAGAGGCTCAAGCATCCGCGGAACTCAAAGGACTGGTAAGCGAAGAAACGCGGCTTGCTCTACTATCGTTCATTGATGATGTGCGTTTTGAGATTGAAAGAATGAGAGCGGAAGCAGATGCCTACACCATTGACGATAATCAGGATGACGATGAGGAACAGGAGGTGAATGAGGATGATGAAGCTTTTCAAAAGGACGAAAGAAAAAAACAGCCGTCTGAATGAAGAGTTTAGGATTAACTCTTTGTTGAGGATGCTGGAAAACGAAAACCTGCTGCATGAATCTGACGAAATATATGCTGAAGTGAAAAAGTCTCTGTTTCTGAACGGGAAGAAAGATAATGTTTCCGACTAATTGAGCAGCAAGCTACTCTTTTGAGTGGCTTTTTTTTATGCCTTTTTTTCGCGTTGTAGGCGTTAAAGAGCAACCGAAATACTTTTGAACTTGTTAGGGGCTTCGGCAACTGATAAGGGCAAGGAGGACACACAGAAATGAAACGATTAAACACGGATAAGTCAGTCAGTCCGTCAATGAATTTCATGAAAAAAGAAAGGCTGCCACTGCGCATTAACCTTCAACATTTTTCCGAACCTGGGGGCGCGGCTGATCCAACACCGGGAGCCCAGCCAGCAGGTGGAACCGGTACCGATCCGGCACCGCAGCCGAGCGGCGGAGAACTCTCGCTGGATGCAGTACGGGCTTTCCTAGAAACAAATGACGAGGGAAAGAAGCTGCTTCAATCAACATCTGATGCAAGGGTGACAGAGGCGATCAAGACGTATGAGAAAAATACGTTGCCGAAGAAACTCGAGGAAGAGATTTCAAAGCGGTTTCCTCCTGAAACAGAGGAACAAAAGCAATTACGTGAGTTGCAGGAGAAATTCCAGAACCTTGAGCAAGAGAAAACGCGGGAGTCGTTGAGAAATACGGCCCTTTCAATTGCAACGGAAAAGGGCTTGCCTACTAATCTTGTTGACTTTTTTATCGGTCAGGACGATGCGACCACAGAACAAAATTTGAATACCTTGGCCGAAGCCTTCAAGACTTTTGAACAAAGCATCGTAAACGATCATTTCAAAAAGAACGGTAGCACGCCGACACCATCAGGCGGAGCATCAGCCCCGTTAACAGAAGAAGACATTAAAAAGATGAGTACCGAGGAAGTCAATCAAAACTGGGATCGCATCCAAGCTCTTTATAAGAATCAATAGGAGGATAAAAACACATGGCATTAGATAATTTTATTCCGGTATTATGGAGTGCAAGACTGCTGAGCAATTTACAAAGAACTTTGGTTTATGGTCAAACGGGAGTCATTAACAGAGATTACGAGGGAGAAATCACTGCTGCTGGTGACTCTGTGACAATCAACAATATGGGGCGCGTTAGTGTGGGCGACTACACTAAAAATCAAGACATGGATAACGCGCAAACACTTGATTCTACAAGCCGTAAGCTTCTCATTGACCAGTCAAAATATTTCAACTTTCAGATTGATGACGTTGATAAAATTCAACAAAATCCAAAGTTGATGGACGCGGCTATGCAAGAGGCAGCATACGCTCTGAAAAATACTGCTGATTCATATATTGCTTCTCATTATGTGGATGCAGCTCATACGATCGGCAGCGATACAAAAGTTGTTTCACCAACAAAAAACGACGCGTACGAATATCTGGTTGATCTTTCGGTGAAATTGGATGAAGCAGACGTGCCGGAACAGGGGCGCTGGGTAGTTGTAACGCCTTGGTATGAAGGATTAATGCTAAAAGATGACCGTTTTGTAAAGGCTGGGAACATGTCTTCAGAACAACGCCTTTTAAATGGTGTTATCGGACAAGCGGCCGGATTCACGGTATTAAAATCAAACAATGCTCCCCTTTCTAAACCAGAGGGTGGCACAGAAAATCATAAGATTATTGCTGGTCATGGCATGGCGTGGTCTTATGCAGACCAAGCAACCCAAGTCGAGGCGTATCGCCCTGAGAAACGTTTTGCTGATGCAGTAAAAGGGCTTCACTTGTACGGCGCCAAAGTAACAAGACCGGAAGCGCTCGCGGTATTAAGCGCAGCCCGTCCACAATAGGAGGGGCTTTTTTATGTGGATTCAAAATACTGATACCGGTTCAACTTGGTTTGTTGAGGATGAACACGGTAATAAGCTTTTGAAAGAGGACAGATACAAAAAAGTACAGTCGCCCATTAAAAAAGCTGAAAAAAACAGCAAAAAGGCAGCGGACAAAACAACAGATGAAGAGAATCAAGAATCTGCTGACGCTGGTGAAAAAGCATCTGACGAATAGGAGGGATAGCGGTGGATAAAGAACAAACTGAAAAAGAGCTTTTGAAGCCGTTAACCCGTAAGATGCAGGAGTTTTTACGGAAGCTGAAGCGGCTTTTTCGTGGTACTTCCGAAAAAATACTTTCCAAGTTGACTGCCCTGTTTGTCAAGCTTGATAAAGGGCGCGAAATCAGCCTTGCTGACGCGAATCGGAGTAATGATCTTTCTCAGATTAAGAAGGATATAACTTCATTGATTACTGCCCTTTCTGCAAAGGTTAAAACGGCTGTTCTTGATTTTCTGAATGAAACCTACGAGTCATCGTATAACTGGCTCATGCTTGGTATCCTATCGGCCGTCGGCTTTAAATTGTCCCGTTCATCGAAAGGAAAATTGCCTGTCACATGGGTGGCGCCCGCATCAATCTCGCAGACTATCACAAGCAAAAATATGCTCAAAGCAATCGAAACCGACCGTAAAAAGACAGTTCAGAAGATCACTCATACGATTGAACGCGGCTTTATTGAGCGGAAACGCTTTGTTCAGGTAGCGAAGGAGCTGCAAGCTGATGTGGGTGTCAGTTATAGCCGTGCGCAGCGCATTGCCAGAACAGAAATGCATCGAGTGCGGGAGAAAGCGACACTGGACGCAGCTACGAAAGCTGATTCCAATGGTATTGCCATGAAAAAGATATGGCACAACATGGGTGACGAGCGGGTTCGTGAGGGAAGAAACGCGGATCATGTTCATTTAGAAGGCCAGGCCAGGTTTGTAAATGAGCTGTTTGATCTCGGTCAAGATAAAAACGGCAAGTCTGTGAGGGCGCCGGCACCGGGACAAAGCGGAGATCCCTCAAATGATATAAATTGCAGGTGCTTCGCGACATATGAACCCGTGCTTTGAAAGGACTGAGAGAAATGGACCTGTCAGAATTAAAAATACGGTTGGGAATCCCCGAGGATGACACCTCGCAGGATGCAAAGCTACAAATTGACCTTGAAGACACAATTTCTTTCGTTAAGGAGGAGTGTAATAACTCTTTTGTCGGACCAGACGGGGTTGAATCATTACCAGGTCCTGTGAAGAAAGGAATTGCCCTCATGATTGAAATTGATCGGGACAGCCCGAAAGGTGTTCAGTCTGAATCAATTGGCGGAATGAGCAAGACATACACGGCGGATGACGTAAGGTATAAACCTGCGTTTGATTTTTTTCGGCCATACAAAAAAATTCGTTTTAAACCATTGAGGTGATCAAATGGGGCGCCGAAATATCCGGGTGCGGGATACAAACCGTATACCGGAATTACTTAGGAACCTTGGACCAAAAGGAAAAATGAAAGTCGGTGTGCTGGACGGCGACCGCCAAATGATCGCGGCTGTTCACGAGTTCGGTTGCCGTATTGCTGTAACTGAGCGCATGCGGAATTATCTTGCTGCCAAAGGTCTTTATCTCAAGAAGGATACACAATTTATTAATATCCCTGAACGGTCATTCTTACGGTCTGGCTGGGATGAAAATGAAGCTGAGATTGTACAAAAGGTAGAGGAACTGGTCAATAGAGCCATAGAGAACGGCGATTCTATTAATGACATCATGAACGCGGTCGGATTACTGGCAAAGGGCCGGCTGCAGACTTATGCAAGAGACTTGCGGAGTCCTGCCAATCATCCTTTTACAATGGAGGAAAAAGGCTCTTCAAATCCGTTAGTAGATACCGGGGAAATGATCGGTTCTATGGATTACGAGGTTGAAAGCTAATGAAAAATCACTTTCAGTTCGGTGATCTGATTGAGAAATACAGCGTTGATTTTACATTGTTGCTCCCGGCGTCTGAGGGGTTTTATGACGATCTCGGAAAATGGGTAGAGGGCAAGCCGGTGGAATCGGAAGAAAAAGGCGCTATTGTCCCGTTGCAGGCGCAATTAATTTATCAATCCGGCGGACGGCTTACACAGATGGACAGGCAACTGTACTTCCAGAGGAAAATCCCTTTCAAAGCTCAAGTGGTTTTTGATGGAGTAACCTTTTTGGTGGAAGCAATGACGCCATACGGGACATACGCCGATTTCAATTCCTATATCTTAAAGGCGGTGAGCAATTCAGATGGATTACAACAGCATAATCAGAACGGTTCTCAGAATGATTAAAGAGAAAACCGGCCATGTCGTTATCGAAGCAAACGGGACAGGTAAACAGCCTGAATACCCTTTTTGCACGTATACTGTTACTTCTCCGTATTTGCCGCAACACAGGGGTGTTGAGGAACAAGGAGTGTTAACGGAAGACATTGAGTTGGTTTTTTCTTTTACATGGATTTCAAACAGTCACATTGAAGTCATTTCTCTTGCTCAAGAAACAGCTTCTTACTTCAAAACTGCTGACGCGCGCCAAACGCTTCATGATAACGGCATGGCGTGGGTGAGAAACGACGGCTTCGGGAATCGGGATACATTTATCACGATAGACACAGAACGCCGTCACGGTTTTGATATGCGTCTTAGAACGCGAGTGGCTTATGGCGAGACACAAGCGGAGTTTTTTGATTCCGCGCAAATAGAAACCATAGGAGGTTAAACACATGCCACTTAGTGATGTAACGGTCAAAATCGACCTGGTGAAACCGTCGAATCTTAAAGGGTTAGGAACACCCCTAATTCTTGCGAAGGTTGCCGGACACAACACCTATAAAGAATATGGCTCAATAGAAGCTGTCAAAGCGGATTACCCAGAAGGAACACCCGCATATAAAAAGGCTGCTGCTATTTATGCGCAGGGCGACAATGCTCCATCAAAAGTAGCCATCGGTACTTACGGAGGTAACCCGGAAAACGGGGAAAGCGACGGAGCGGGAGCGGCTGCCACATTTACGATTCGGAATGCTTTTGACGAGTATTTTGATAATGATTGGCACTTCCTCATTCTTGCTGATGCGACGGCAGACGAGAAGCTGGAAGCAGCAAAGGCGATGGAAGAAAAATCATACAAATTCCTCGTTCTGCAAGTAACAGATCGGGAAGAAGTCACTTCCTATACCGGGAAGGACCGGACAATCGTTTTTTATCACCCGATAACAAGCGAGCATCCAGACGCCGGACTGGTTGGTGCCGTAGGCTCCCTGACAGTGGGTTCAGTTACTTGGAAGTTCAAAAACATTGTGGGAGTCACCCCGCAAGACCTGAAGGCGGACGAGCTGCAAAAGCTCCACAAAGAGGGAGCTATCGCTTATGTGACCAAAGCAGGCCACAGCGAGACGTCAGAGGGAATTACTGCATCAGGTGAGTACATTGACGTCCTGCACGGCAAGGACTGGGTGAAATTAAATATTGAAACATCCATTCAATCGGCATTCTCAAATAACGGTAAAATCCCGTTCTCGAATGCCGGTTTTTCATTGTTGAGCGTTCAGGTTACGAATGTACTTCAAAAAGCCTTTTCAAATGGGATTGTCGCTTCTGATGAAGACGGCTTGCCCGTTTACACCATCAGCACAAAAAAACGCTCTGAAGTATCAGACGAGAACAGAAAAAATCGCGTGTATGACGGCCTTTCTTTCACGTTCGAATTAGCCGGCGCGGTTCATTCCGCCTCCATTACAGGCGAAATTTCAATCTAAAGGGGGAGAATAGTCAATGGCTGCTTATGTTTATGATGCGAACGAGGTCAACACGAATATCGACGGAAAAATTGTTACTGGTTATTCAGAGGGTACCATGGTTTCGTGTGCAAAAGACGAAGAAAAGTTTTCAACAAAAGTCAGCGCTAAAGGTGATGTGAGTGTTGCAACAAAAAACAATCCGCTAGGTACAATTACGCTTACTCTGTCCATGGGTTCGCCGTTTGTGCCTTATTTAAATGGATTGGCGAACACGTCAAAAAAATTTCCCATCTGGGTAACTGGCGGACAAGAGAAAATCGGCGGCACTGAAGCTATGGTAAAAAAGCCTGCTGATGCAGAATTCAGTGACGAAATCGGAGATCGTGAATTTGAAATTCAAGTTTTCGATTATACAGTTTTAGATCAGTAAGGTATTAATCATGTCGAAAAGAAAAAAATCAAATGCAAAAAAGCAGTCCACTAGGGCTGCTTTTCAATATATGCAAACCAAACAATCGGAGGGAAAGCCTATGTCAAAATTCGGTAAACAAAAAACAGTTAAAATCCAAGGAATCGAGTACACTCTTCAGCACCCAGGAACAAGACGGATGGTAGAAATTCAAGATGAAGCAATTAACATTAATACAGGCCGCCCAACTTCTTCACAATTGTATGAGCTGTACATGAAAGAAGTTGTGGTAAATCCGAAAGTAAACTTCGAATACTTCGATGAACATGCTGGATTCAATGAATTAATGTATGAGGTTTCTACCTTTCTTAGCGATGAAACCGTCGAAACCAAAGCAGTTTTACAAAAAGAGGGCGAGTGACAACTGGCCCATGTATCGGCTTGTGATGTCTGAGAAGTTTTCTTTCACAGAGGTTGCAGCAATGGACCTCGATACGTTACTCGAAGCCAATGCGGCTTTGGACATTCATCTGGCCGAAGAAAACAAACGAAACAAAAAGAAATAAGGGGGGTTAAACGTTGACAGACGCCTTGCGGAGTACGCATATTGATGTGGAATTAAACGTTGATACCTCCCCTCTCGAACGAGCCAACCGCCAGATTGATAGACTTGTTGATCATACGGATAATGCGGCCGGCCATTTTTCTCAAATGCGAACGCAAATGTCCAACATGCACAGGGAGCAGCGAAGGTTCAGGAACATGAGTATGATTCTGGACAGTTCTTCTTTACAAACTGCTGCGCGGACAATTGAGAATCTCGGCCCCGCATTTGACCTTATGACGTCTCATGTGGAAAGCCTAAACCGGACCATTCAACAAACGAACAGATTAGTGCAAAATATACCGTCACGCGTGAGCATCGACGTTGACCAATCATCATTGAACAATGCAAATGATCAAGTTGATAGGCTGCGAAACAATTTGCAAAATGTGGACATGCGCCGGGTTAATGGGGGATCATCACAAACCGCGGCGGCCATGCCTGCACCTGATTACAGGGGTATGCGTTATTACGGGCGGGAAATGGACTTTTTGCGCGGCTCTACACGCGGACTTGAAGCAGATACTATTCAAATGGTCAACGAAATGCGCCGGGCTTGGTATGAGGAAAGATACGGAATGAACGGTTTCCGTAATGAGCTTATACGGGCAAGATATGGCTTCTTTCAGTTAGGCCAAGAAATGGACAACTGGACCGGGACAAATGAACAGTTCATGGATGAAGTGTACAGGCTAGGGCGTGAGCATAAAGCGGTTACTGACAACATGATCAAGAATAATAAAATGATGCGCATGAGTATGTTGCAGTCCATCGGAACGATTATGGCAATGTCAACACAATCAGAAAAGATCGCTGCCAATTATGACAGGATGGCGAACCCGTTATACCAAGTCAACAAAGCGGGGCTTGCCGTCTCAAATACCCTTGAAAATATGGCGAAGCAGGGAACTGCGGCACACTTGGCCTTGAAGATGCTCGGACCTACTGCAAATATGAAACAGCTTCAAGATATGACAGCCATGATAACACAGGGGTATATGCGTTTTCAGATGGTAGCACTTGGCGCGGCCTTCACAAACTTTTTCCTATTCCAAGGGTTGCATAAGGCAGCCACACAGACCGTTCCCGGTTATTCAAAGGCTTGGGAACAGATGTGCAGCACTCTTTTAAAAGCAATTCAGCCAGCCCTTGAAGTATTCGGAACCGTTGCCATGTCAATTTATAAAGGCGTTACCGCGATCGGAAAAATGATTATTCAGTTCAACAAAGCTCATCCGGTGCTGGCGAAAATGATCCAAGGATTTTTATTGCTCATCCCTGTTTTAACCCTGCTTTTATCGCCTTTGGCAATAGGAGTGGGGTTATTTAATGGGTTTCTCGGGGCTCTGAGCAGTCTTTGGATGTTCATTGGCCCGGTAGTAACGGGGCTTGCTGCCATGTCCGGAACAGTCTATGTAGTCGCCGGATCAATTGTCTTGCTTGTAACAGGCATTTATATGCTTTACAAGAATTTTGACAAGCTTCAAGAGCGATTGAAACCGGCTACGGATGCCATGAAGCGCTTTGCGGATACCGGAAAAACTGTGGTAGTCAGTGCCTTCCATACCATGATTAAAGAGGTACAGGGGCTTAAACCTGCATTTATGAAAGGCTTTGAGGATTCGCAAAAGGTAGCTGTATCCGCGATTCATAAGATGCAAGCCGAATCCTTAAAATTATGGGATCGGTTGGGCGAGTCACACCCTCATTTAGTCGCCGGGATTGAGGCTGCTTACAAAACGGCAGTTGATACTGTTTCCTCATTTGTTCAGAATGCAGGAAAACGAGTAACCGACTTTTTCGGAAAGGGATTAACCGAAGGGCTGAACAGCTTTATTAAAGGCTTTATGAATCAACTCAAGATTGGTTTATCAAGCTTTCAAGGGATTGTGTCAATAATTGCTCCTATTATTGCGTCGATTGGCCTTTCTTTCTTGGGAGTATCCGGACCGATAGGGATAGCAATTGGGGCGATCCTCAGTTTTGTAGGGTATTTGTATCGTTTGAAAGATGCAAACCAAGCGGTCAGCAGTGCAATTCATTCGGCGTGGGCGACTGTTCAATCTGTGCTGACAACGGTATTCACGGCCATTCAGCCGATTATCACGACAGTACAGCAAGTTTTCAGTCAACTGGTAGCACAACTGACACCGCAATTTCAGCAATTAGCTGGTCAAATGCAACAGACGTTCTTTCAGCTTACAGGAAATCTTGTTCTTTTAGCCGCAGCCGTTTCACAAACACTTTCAACGATTGGCCCACAATTGATTCCATTGATCCAGCAGCTATTAACTGCATGGATGCAGGTATCAGGGCAATTAATGACGAGTGTATTGCAAATTGTCAGTTCAATTTTGCCGTTACTTGTTCAAGGATTTCAGACTGTTTTTCCGGTCATTCTCAGCGTGATAAATGCGGTCTTACCTATCATCATTCAATTAGTCAGCAGTTTTTCAGGGGTTATCGTTACGATAATCCAGACTGTTCTGCCTATCCTGGTTCAGACAATTCAGATGGTCTTTCCTTTGATTATGAATATCATCCAGCAGGCTCTGCCGATTGTGGTTCAACTGATTCAATTACTCGGATCAACAATCGGACAAATTGCCATGCAAATTCTGCCGTTGATTTTAACGGCGGTGCAACAGGTATTTCCGATCATAGGGCAGGTCATTTTGGCGGTCCTCCCGGTTGTCGCGCAGCTTCTTACTTTAGCGGCAAATATTATTTTGCAGCTTGCGCAGGCGGCTTTACCAATTTTAATTCAGGTGGTCCAGCAGGTCTTTCCGCAAATTGTGCAGATCATTCAGATGGTGCTGCCTATTGTTGTTTCTCTACTGCAAGCCTTGGCAAACATCATTACTACGGTTGTAATTCCGGCGATCCGTTTCATCCTAAATATCGTGACTGCTGTGTTTCCGGTTGTGCTCTCGATAATTCAAGTTGCACTTAAAAATATCATTGCGATCATACAGGGTGCAATCGGCATTATTATGGGAATAGTGAAGGTTTTCAAAGGCTTATTCACTGGGAATTTCCGCATGATGTGGGACGGAGTGAAGCAAATCTTCTCTAGTGCAGTAGGAATGGTGAAAAAGCTTGTAAGCAATATGGGTGCAGCAATCACTGACAGATGGCTTTATATAAAAAATAAAGTCGCGTTATTGGCATATGATCTGCGAAAGAAAGTCATGGATCGTTTCAACGATTTAGTTGACGGGGCCAAGAAATTACCGGGCAGAATCGGTGATGGAATTAAGAACATGGCTCACAAGGCTGTATCTGGTGTGACTAGCTTAGCGAACAAACTTTCCGGCGCACTCGGAAAAGGCGTAAATGGTGTAATCGGCGGAGTAAACTGGGTACTCGATAAGATCGGTTTGAAAGATAAGCATATCCCAAAATGGGAAGTACCTAAATATGCACACGGAACCGGAGGACACCCAGGAGGTCCGGCGATACTGGGAGACGGTAAAGGGGCAAACGCTGGCCCTGAAATGTATCGGACACCTTCAGGACAAGTAGGGCTCAGCCCTGCAACAGATACACTGATGAACCTTCCAAAAGGCACTGCGGTCTTATCTGCAAAACAGACAAGGGCTGCATTAGCGGGAGTTCCAGCATACGCGAAAGGCACAGAAGGAAATATATTCACAAATGCATGGAATGGTGTGAAATCCGTTGCTGGCAAAGTGAAAGATGTTGCTGTTGATGTTTTTGATTACATCGGGCACCCCTCTAAGCTTTTAACAAAAGTGTTAGAAAAAATGGGTGTCTCTGCACCTTCTATGGCTGGCTCGTTCGGTGATCTCGCCAAAGGGGCTTTTAACTTTGTCAAAAATAAGGCTGTAGGTTTTGTCAAAGGTAAAATGTCCAGTTACTCTGCCAGCTTTTCAGGCGGCGGCTCGAAAGCCGTTAAAAAGTGGGTAGCTCAGGCGCTGTCAATTAAGCATTTAGGCCCTGAATACGCAGGGGCACTCGAAACAATCGCAATGAAAGAATCAGGCGGAAACCCCAATGTTGTTAACAATTGGGATTCCAATGCGAAAGCCGGCCACCCGTCACAGGGGTTAATGCAGTTCATCCCAAGCACCTTTAACGCCCATAAAGAACCAGGACACGGAAATATTAAAAATCCGGTTGATCAAATTCTAGCGTCTATTAACTATCTGAACAGCAGATATGGCGGTATCATGAAACATCCCGGCTTGGTATCAATGGCGCACGGCGGGCCGTACAGAGGATATGCAACAGGCGGCGTAATCAATAGCCCGCAGGTTGCGGCACTCGGGGAAAACGGTTGGCGGGAATATGTCATCACGACTGAACCGCGTTACCGGAATCAATCACTGGGAATGTATGCTGCGCTCGGCAAAGAGCTTGGGGCTGAAACTGGATATACACCAGAAAAAGCAGCAAGCAGCAGCGGTGGAACGTCTGTAAATATTACTTTCAGTCCGTCTATCAATGTAAAAGTTGAGGGCGGAAGTGCAAAAGTTGAAACGGATATTTCAAAGGCTATCACCCAATCACTGGAAGACTCTTACGACAGCCTGGCGGCTCTTTTTCAAGCGGAGGGGGTTTATTAATTGGCGAAGCTTGGGAAGGTCAATCTTGTTAACGAAAAAGAATCAGACGGGGCGGATGTGGAAGTCACATCTTATCCCGTTGAAAAAGGCGTGCCGATTACCGACCATGTGCAGAGAAAACCGGAAACCACAAGTGTTTCCGGTTATTTACTTGGGAAGACGGCAAACAGCGACTATGAATATTTAAAAAAGCAATCATATGCCGGCAATCTCCTAACCTATACCGGGCGAAAGGTCGCAAAAGACGTGATCATTACGAAAATCGACCGAGATACAGGGGAATTTTCAAACGGGTTTGCGATAACAATCTCTTTACAAGAAATCCGTATTGCAAAAAGTCCGTGGGTTAAGAAGAAAGTGAAAACAGCCGGGAAAAAGAAAAAGGCCAACAAGAAAAAAACCACAAAAAAATCCAGTAAGGTTTATCACAAGGTGAAAAAGGGTGATACGTATTGGGGCTGCGCCCGCAAATACGGAACTACTGTCAGCGCATTGAGGCGGCTCAATCCATGGCCTGACAGAAGAATACCTATCGGGGTAAAGATGCGGATTAAATAGGGAGGGTACGGGAAATGGCTACGAGGGACTATATTCCTTTTGATAAAGAGGATATTCCGCAGCAGTTCGAATTTGATTTAGCGGATGACACGTTTATTCTGCGTATAAATTACAATCAATCCGATGATAGTTTTTCACTGGATTTATATGAACAGGATATGACGCCTATCGTGCTGGGCGAGAAGCTTATACTTAACGTTCCTCTGTGGACTGACATTGTAAATGAAAACCTGCCGGCCCCCGCACTTATCCCTTTAGATGAATCAAATTCAGAAACACGGGTTACATATAAGAATTTCATGGAAACCGTGTTTCTTTTTATTGATGATGTAGCTGACGGATCGGAGGGGGATGACATTGGCGACGACGAATAAAAAGTTGTTTGGCCGGGTTGTCAAAATAACCATTGATAACGGCAGTTCGCAGACCACATTTGATTACAAGGATTTAGAAATTCATTTTGAAGTGCCCTTCGATGATGATTTCAAACCCAATGAAACAAAAGTTGAGATTTACAATCTTAGCAAAGATTCGATCAACAAGATAAAAAAAGGCAGCACAATAACGGTTCAGGCCGGGTATCGAGACGATTACGGCGTTTTGACGATTGGCAAAGTGACAAAGGTTCTGAATAACTGGAACGGTTTGGATAAGGTAACGTCGATTTATTCTAAAGACGGCGACGATTATACTCATATGAAAGTGACAACTGCCAATGCTGATCCAGCCGAGAAATATTACGTCAAAAAAAGATATAAGCTTGCAAAGCCGGTTGTTACTGTCAAGAAAGACAAAAACGGCCGAACGTACAAGACTGTCAGGAATTACGGGACGCGGGAAGAGGTTAGGTATCGCAAACGATACATGAAGATTACTTTTAAAGCCGGAACCACTTCGAGGCAAATTATAGATAAACTGCTGCGCGTTCTCGGAATTAAAGTGAAAAACATTATCCTGCCGAAAAATAAGGTGTACAAAAAGGGTTACCGGGTGACTGGCTTAATAGAAAATAATTTAGAAGAAGTCATACATGATGCCGGAGCCGTTATGTACTATCGACGAGGGAAACCGGTTATTCGCCCTCTTAATCAGGGCGATGATGAGCGTTTCAAATTAGAAGAGGCCACCGGGCTAATTGAGACACCTGAGCAGGTTGAGGAAGATAATTTCAAAGGTTATAAGGCGAAGTGTCTTCTTCAGCACCGTATCGCTGTTGCTTCAATTATTGAAATCAACAGCAAAACAGCAAAAGGAAAATATCGAGTGAAAGAGGGTATTCATTCGTTTGATGGAAGAGACTTTTTCACAGAATGCAAGGTGATGTAATGAGTAAAGCGACGAGGTTTTTCGATGCTTTTGAGAAAAGAATCAAACTATCCATCCATACACTGGCCCCGGCTCGCGTTGTGAAATACAATGCGGAAAAGCATACTGCTGATCTGCAATTGTTGTTTCTTATGAATGATGGTGAATACCTTCATGAATACCCGTTGATCGAACATGCACCAGTTTTAAAGCATGTTGAGCCTGATATAAAGGTTGGTTCCTCGGTCTTTGTTTCATTCGCTGAAAGATCCCTTGATAACTTGGATGGAAACAAAACGTTTGATCCCGATTCTCGACGAACGCACAGTATCAATGATCCGGTGGTCATAGGAGTGTGGGAAGGATGAAAACGCTCAAGCTTGTTGACGGTGATCTGTGTTTTGAAAACGGCACTCTTCAGATGGTCGAAGGTGACGAGGAAATCGCTCAATCAGTCGAATTAACCTTAAAAACAAGGTTAGGGGAATTTACTCTGGATGAACATTTCGGATTGGATCGAAGTAACATTGTCGGGAAAGGCTTTGACCAAGAAGAGGCGCAATACGACATCATTAATGCTGTGACTCAAGACGAGCGCATTGCGAGCGTTGAATCGGTTGAGTTTTCTCATGATAAAGAGACACGAAACCTATCTGTCCACTTGAAAATGAAGAAAGAGGATGACCAAACAATCGAACTGGGAGGTGTTGATCTTGCTTGATGAAACAGGATTCCAACGGCTGACCTATTCGGAGCTTCTTGACGACATGGAGGACAAAGCGAAGGAGCTGTTTGGCGAAGATATAAACACGTCAAGCAAAACACCATTAGGCATTATCCTGCGTATTTTCGCTTGGTTTTTAGCGGGAATTTGGGACATTGCAGAGCGGGTTTATAATAGCGGCTTTGTCAGTAAGTCGGAGGGTGTTCAGTTGGACAGGTTGGGAAGTAATTTCGGTATAAGCCGGGAGCCGGCGGCTGAGGCGGTCACAACTCTGTTTTTTACCGGAGAACCCGGATTCGTCATAGAAGAACAAACCCAATATACAACGGAATCCGGTATTTATTTTGAACTAATCGAAGATGTTGTAATCGGGGATGATGGAACGGGCACAGGGGCGGCTGTATCGCTGTCTAAAGGGATTATTAACAATGTCGCGGCCAATACCATTACTGAACAGGCTGAGACGTTAGAGGGAGTTTATTCAGTTAATAATCCGGAAGCAGCTACCGGCGGCACTGACGAGGAATCTGATCCGGAATTTCGGGCGCGAATTAAAAAATCAGTTGAAGGCAGTTCTGCTTCTACGAATAGCGGCATCATTTCGGCATTGCTTGCTGTTTCAGGCGTTCGTTCAGCGAATATAGTCGCGAATAATACCATGCAAACGGATGCAGACGGCAATCCACCGAAAAGCATTCATGCTTATGTTCTCGGGGGAACAAAAGTAGACGTGGCCCAAGCTCTATTTGACAGCGTGGCGGCCGGTATTGAAACAGTCGGAGAACAATCGGTTGTCATTACAGATGCAAGTGGTTTGGATCACGATGTCAAATTTGATTTTGCAAAAGAAGTGAAAATTTATGTGCAGCTTGATTTAAAAACAAACGCTTCATTCCCTGCTGACGGCGTGAGGCAGATCAAAAACAATCTCGTATATAAAATTGGCGGGATTGATGAAAATGGTTCATCTTTTACCGGCTCGCAGATGGGTGATGACGTTATTCTGTCGCAACTTTTTAACGCTGTATATCAGGTGAATGGGGTTTCAGATGTAACTATACAAATCGGGAAGGATGCGGCGGCTCTCAGTCAGTCAAATATTACAATTGAACCGAGAGAAGTTGCGCAAGTTCACTTCTCTGAAATAGTGGTGAATCTGATATGATCAAAGATTTAATAGGAAAGCTGACTGATGCGTTCTTGAAAGACGAAAAGAGCAATATCGGGAAGCTTTTTTTAATTGTCGATGAACAATTGACAGCATTAAAAAATTCACTGACAACGGCGGAACAATGGCGGGATATTGACGCGGCGCGCGGGAAATCGCTGGACCTTCTCGGGGATAACGTTGCCCAGGACCGGGGCCGGGCCACTGATGAAATATACCGCGTGCTCATTCGTGGAAAGGTAGCCCGGAATGCCTCAGACGGGACAACGAACCGGATTATTGAAGCGCTGGCGAAAACATTGAACTGCAAGCCGAGTGAAATAAACATTGTGAGCAGCAAAGAAAACAACCAGGATGAACCAGCTGCAATCATTGTGAAAAAGGCACCGATCGAGGCATTAAGTAAGGTAGGAATGAGCGAAACGCAATTTTCGAACATCGTTCAAAAAACGGTGGCTGCGGGGGTTCGAGTTGCTTATGTGGATTTAAACGGCACTTTCTGTTTTTCATCATCAGCCAGCACCATAGAAACAGGCGAATATGGGTTTTCTTCTGATGGAAAAGACGGCGGGACCCTGGGGGGCATCTTCCGGCCAGAAGATGATTACCCGTTACCAATTTAAGGAGTGTGAAACATATGCCTTTTACAAAAGAATTACCAGAATGGGGGAACCCCGGTCAGCGACCGCCGCAAACGTCCATTGATCAAGGGTATAAGCCGATGGACCACCCGCCGGCCGATTGGTTTAACTGGTATCAATATACGGCCTATCAGGCTTTAAAAGAGTTGCAAACGATCGGAGCAACGAAAGAAGATGTTTCTTCTGCTGTATCTGATGCCAAAGCTTATACTGACAAGCACGAAAGACGGACTGACAACCCGCACAAGACAACAAAAGCACAAGTGGGGCTGGGTAACGTTGACAATGTGCAGCAGGCTTCCAAAGTCGATTTTGATACACATACCAATGACAATGACCGCCATATTACGGCTACAGAGCGCGTAAACTGGGATGCCAAGGAGACAACAGCAGGTGCATCAAATAAAGCTGCTACGGCCGAAAAGAATGCCAAGGAATACGCCGATAAACATATCGACGATAAAAACAACCCTCATGAGGTTACAAAGGACCAGATCGGGCTTAGTAACGTTGAAAATGTTAGACAGGCCGACTATTATGCGTTTCGCCAACACGACAACAACGGAGAACGCCACACATCAAAGGCAGAACGGGAGAAATGGAACAATGGGCAATTATCGAAAATAACTGATGACGCGGGAGGCGCTCTTGTATCTATTAGTGATACAGATGACTTTTACAGCAAAATTGTTCAAAGTGGGAAGCGATTCGGTACTTTTTATTCAACGGGAAAAGCGGTAAATGCCCCCAGCACAAGCTCTACAAGGGGGTTTTTTCATTTAACCTCATTAGACAGCAACGGAATGGGGACATACGGTTATGTAATCGCGGTAGACTTCAAAAATAATGTTTTTTCCAATTATGTAGACGGCAGCCTGACTTGGAGCGGGTGGAAACGTCTTTTGTCAGATGGTGATTTATCACCGTCTTGGAATACTGTATCACTTATTAACGGGGCGAAGCAGGATTTAAGTTTCCCGTTTATGTTTTCGGTAGTAAATAATACCTTGTGGCTGGCTGGATCATTCGGTTCCCTGCCATCTATAGGAACCGTTGTGGCAAAATTCGCATATAAACCGACCCGCCTACTTGATTTTGTTGTTCCGACAATTGGATCATACGGGACTGCCCGGTTTGCTTTCACAACAAATGGCGAGTTGAGGTATGACGGTATGATGGCAAATGATAACTCAGCGGTAACCCGGGTATCATTCGATAAACCAATCCCATTATGGTAAGGGGGGGAGAATATGCATGTTCTATTTTACGACGAGAATAAAAAGTATATAGGTGAAGCTGATATTGAGGGGAAAGAGCTGCCGCCGAATAGTACAAAAGCGCAAATAAAACCTGGCATGTACGACCCGGAATTTGACGAGATTAAAGGTGAATGGGTTGAAGCTGCGACTCGGGAGTACATTGATCAAACCAAAGGCATTCCTGAACCCAATCCCTTAATGGAGCAGATTTCTGCAATCGGTAAACAACTATCAGCAGAAGAGCTTGCAAGAAAGCAAGCTGAAGAAGGCCAGCAGGCTCTTGGGATGCAGCTTACCGATGAAATCATAGCACGAAAGCAGGCTGAGGCAGTAAATATTTCAATGGGCAAACAGCTTGCCGCCTTAAAGCTTAAATTGTTGGAATTGGAAGGAGGGGTGACCAGTGAATCTTAATTTCTGGGTATATGCCTTGTTCTACAAGTGGGCGACAACCGCAATGGTAAAGCAGGCAATGGGTTTTAACGATTGTACCATCGACGATATGAAAGAGGGTGTGGCTGCTGCGTATGTTACACCGGATCAGTTTCAGGAAGTAACAGGGCAACCATACGAAGAACAAACAGAAGCCAATAAATAAGGCTTTTTTATTTTGCCTCGAAGGAGGTGAAGCGTATGAGATAGATATAAAAGGGGGGCGTACTAATGTCAGAAGTGACGGAGGTACCAGATGTGCATGCATTACAAAAAGAGATAATGGAAATGAAGGCAGGTCAGAGATCAATCGAACAGCGTGTAAATGTTCTTGAGCGCGTTTCCGATAGGCAAGACCAGCAGATCATGACATTAAACGAAAAACTCAACAAGATCGAAGAGAACACAACTTGGATCAAGCGCACAATCACTGGCGCTATCATTACAGCGGTATGCACTGGCATCATCGGCGGCGCAATCGCTATTTTTTATACTGTTTTGCAAAAATAAGGAGGAGTACACAAAATGAAAAAATTTGACAAAGGCACGGTCGTCCGGACAGTGCTTCTTTTAATTGCGCTTATCAACCAAACTATGCTGATGTTTGGCAAATCATCTTTGGATATTACAGAGGGTCAGGTGAATCAGCTTGCTGACGCCCTGTATACTGCCGGCTCTGTAATCTTTACAATCAGCACTACGCTTGTAGCATGGTTTAAAAACAACTATGTGACTGAAAAAGGCCATAAGCAAAAAGCCGTTTTAAAACAGCATGATTTAACCAAGTAAGGGCTGCCGTTCGGCGGCCTTTTTATATTTCAAAACAGAATAGGAGAGATTTTTTATGTCAGCATTTAAAAACCAATATATTGATATTAATAAATGGACGCGGCCGGGAATTAAAAACAACGGCGTGAAGAAACTGGCCGTACATTACACGGCAAACCCCGGCGCGGCTGCTGCCAATCATTATAGATACTTTGGTCAAACGCTCCCCGCACAGAACAGAAATCTATCTGAGAAAAAACAGACCTTTGCATCTGCACATATCTTTGTCGATCGTACAGAGGCTATTTGCATCATTCCGTTGAATGAGGTGGCCTATCATGCGAATGACGTTCAGCAATTCGTCAACGGGCAGCCATACCGGGGTGTCGCGGCGCTGAAGCCGAATGCGAATTTCTTGTCTGTAGGCGTGGAGCTTTGCATCGAAAAGGACGGAACTTTCCATCCTGATACCATTGCCCGCGCAGAACAAGTTTGTGCCGAGCTGTGCAAAATGTATAAACTTGATCCAATCAATGACATTGTGCGACATTACGACATTACACATAAAATCTGCCCGGCGCCGTGGGTAAGCAACTCTAAAGGATTTGCCGATTTTAAGACCCGTGTTAAGAAGAGAATGGCCGGCGCGGTTGTAACAGTGCCTGCGGTATCAAATCCGGATGTTACCCATACAGACACAGGAAGATTCATCAAAAACACGGTGGTTTCAAGCGATGGCCTTGTTTTACGTACACAACGGAACGCCTCTTCTTCCATGGTGCTTAACCTGCCGAATGGCACGGTTGTAAAATATCAGCTTGGATCAACTATCAACGGATGGGGATATGTTGAATACACCAATTCCAAAGGCCAGACATTCCACGGATATGTGAATGTCTCCTATATTAAGAGTGATAATGAGCTGAAAAGCGGCGGCAAGAAGAAAGCAACATCGTCAAAGCCTAAATCCACTCAAAAATCAAAATTCAGCCTGCCTGCGGGTATTTTTAAAGTTACAAGTCCGTTGACCCGAGGGGAGGCCGTAAAACAGCTTCAAACGGCGCTGGCGGCTCTCCATTATTACCCGGATAAGAATGCAAAGAATTTCGGAATCGACGGCGTATATGGCCCGAAAACAGCAAATGCAGTCAAACGGTTCCAGTCAATGTACGGGCTTCCTCAAGACGGCATTTATGGGCCTGATACCAAAGCGAAAATGGAATCCCTTCTCAAATAAAAAAAGCCCTTCCGATTGGGAGGGCCTTTTTTTAATCTTCTTCTTTTACACAGTCTTCGCAAAAACCAGAACCGTATAAAAACTCTACACGCTTACCGCATTTACCACATTGACAAGATTCAGCCAAAAGAAACAGCTCCTTTCACTCAATATAAGAGAATTATAGAAATTTAGAACAAAAATACCAATTTTATTTACAATACCTGTTTACAACGGTAAATAGGTATTGTATAATTGAAGTATAGAAAGGAGGTGCTAAAGTGGACGAGATCAGAAACATCGTTCTTATCATCGCTGGTATCGTGACCATTATCAAAAACATTTATGATATATGGCAGAAGGAAAGCGAAAAGCGAGAAAAGAACATGAAAAAGCGCTCCCGCCGGGTAAGCAAGAAGCGCTAAAAACATAGTGAGACAAGGGGAGAAAATCCCCTTGCTCCATTATTATATCACGTCCACGACGATATGAAAAAATATTTTAAGCAGTACAGCTCGTTTGATATGACCACTATTATTATCATCATTGCTGGTATAGTGGCTATTGATTACGAAAAAGCCGGTATCCTTGGTAAAATTACAACGTTTGTTTTATGCTTGGCTGTAACGGTTATTTTGTTAAAAGGATTTTTTATGATGTGGAGAGAAAGCCGACATGAAAGAAAGTGAAAAAATTAGGTTTATCCAGGAAGAAGTTTTGACGGCTGCTGAAGTTGCCGAGCTGCTTTCTGTTAGCCGGCAGCGCGTAAGCCAGCTTGTCAGCGGCGGCCGGATCAAGGCGGTAAAGAAAGTGGGAACGGTGGCTTTATTCTTGCTGGAACATGTACATGCTTTAAAAAAAGAATTAGAGGCAGAGCGGAAAAAGTATCGGCCGTATGATGAATGAAAGCCCTTCTTATGACGAGAAGGGTTTTTTTGTTTTTTAAGCCCATGTATGGCTTGCCTGCTGACAGCACTTAGAGGCCAGAAACGAAAGTGAATTTGAAAACATTGTTAAATGAAATAACCCCCCGTTTAGGGGGATTATTTGTTTTTCTCTTCTAAGAGTTGAATAATTCTTTGATTAGCCTGTTTTTGTGCTCTCAATAACGAGACAATATTCCCTGTAAAACCAATCAAAATGACAAGCAGAAAAATTATAATCCACACAAGCCATACCCCCTAAGGTGTTATTACCGTCCTGAAAGTCGATTCACTTGTATTGTTTAGACCTTCATACATTGTACTTGTCTTGTATGGGGTTGGAAATAGGACAATTTGATAGTTTTCTTTATCTTCAACTTTCGGCATGTCAATTTCATATATATTTGTGGCATTCTCTTTAACACTGGTAAATGAAACAGGTTTCCCATTAACTGAGCTTTGTTCTGTCCCTGATAAGGCAACTAAGGCATAATCAAGATTCGTATCATGCGAATTAAAAATTTGCAAGTATGTTTTTTGGTTGCTTTTTGATTTGAATAGGATTTTATTTCCGTTTTGTTTTGACGTTAAAAATACTTGTTCGCCCGTTAATTCATCAGTTGTTTTTTGGGGTTTTAGGTCTTCTTTTTCATCCCGGCTTTTCCTGATGTAACGGAGAGTAAAGTTTTCCTGTAAACCTGATGCTATATCAAGGTTAGTGCTTTCTTGTTTGTAATCAGGCTCAGGAATAATAATGAAACTTAACTCGCTGAAATTAGAAGGCGGCTCAAATTCCAGCTTGATTTTTTTTACCGAATCTTTATCCATTTTGAATGTATAAGATTTTTTGTACCCTCCGTTATCTGCTTTGAAAGGAATTGTCTTGAAGTCTGAGAGGATAACCAATCCATATTTTCTTTTGTCATTAAAATAATGACTAAACGATAATACTTTTTTGTATCCCTTCCCATTTTTCTTTCCAATATCCAAAGAGTCTAAAATTTGCCCGTCCTCTTCATATAAACCGTATGAAACGGTGTCAGTGCCGGGGCCGGTCACATCTTCTTGTTCATCATTGTACTTTTCATCGTCTGTAACTGCAGAAGTCTGTTTGTTTTGATCTTTATTAAAAAAGTAAAGGGATGCGGCAACTGCCAAGATTACGAAGGGAACACAAATTAAAAGAATCTTTTTCATTCTCATTTATATTTTAAAGAACGTCTTTTATGTTCCATTTTTTCTGATGTGTAACAGTTTTATATTTTTTTCTCGCGTATTTGGAGTTGCCATATGCTTTCCCTTTACATCCATATCCCCCTGTTACTGTTCCCACAGCTTCGGCCCCGGCATAGTTTGAATTACTATTTGTGTCAGTTTTGCTTTTTGAAAGCGCGCCGTTATTATAGTACAATCGTGATTTTGCCTCGATTGTATTTATTCTCATTTTTGCGCTGGCCTTTGTCAGCATGGCGTAATTGCATGCGAAAAAGTCCAGTCCCTGCCTGCGCTTTTTTAAATTCCAGTTTGTCTTATAATCAGGTTTTGACGCCATTACAGTATACGGACTTTCGGTTGCTGTCTGAAGAATAGAGCCAGAACCTTGCGAACTGTCTTCAATCGTAATCCATTCTTCATCAGTATTAGATGCAGCAGAGGCGGTGTCTTGATAGGAAAGCAATGATCCGGAAGCTAAAGTAAAGGTAGCCAGGAAAGGTAAAACAAATTTTTTCATCTCAAAATCTCCTTTTTTGTTATTTTGTTACAGTGCCGATTATACAGGTCTATATTTTTTTATGAATGGGGAAAAACATCTGTAGATTCGACAATAGAGAGAAATAGTCCACTATAATACCGTTCTGAAAAAGTGGGTCAATAGCCTTTTTTTGAAATTGCGCGATGTCGAAAGGGAAAATTGCGCGATGTCGAAAAAAACTCCTATTAATTACATTTTATGTTAAAGGTATGCTAGAATATTGTTTGAGAAAATTTAGAATATTTGTAGAAAGAGGGGTTTATTG